AAATGAACGTCTCGTCTAAAACGATTGAGATGATCAAACACCATGAGGGTGTTCGGTTTAAACCTTACCAGTGCCCAGCAAAGCTGTGGACAATAGGAGTTGGACATGTTCTTTACCCAGATCAAGGCAAGTTACCAATCGATCAAAGAGGCGCTTACGCGCTTCGTGCAGAAGATAACCGCCAATTTTCCAAAGAAGAAGTAGATGGGATTCTCAGAAGCGATCTTAACAGGTTTGAGCGTGGAGTGGAACGCTTCTGTCCTGTACCTCTTACACAAGGGATGTTTGACGGTCTTGTGTCTTTTGCTTTTAATGTCGGTCTGGGAACACTCCAGCGTTCGACGTTGCGTCAGAAGCTGCTACGCGGTGATAAAGAGGGTGCTGCTGAGGAACTCTTGAAGTATTGCATGGCGGGGGGTAAAGTCTTGAAGGGGCTTCAGAAGCGCCGGATTGACGAACGCGCTGTGTTCCTTTCATGACGCGGATTAGAACTGCTTGCCTTGAACTCTGTTTCAAGGTTATAATTCATCAAAACGGCGCATGCTGAATCAGCTGCTAATACCCATGGAGTATTTATGAGCTATAGCATGACGTACGACAGTTTGCTGGTGGACGTGCGTCGCTACCTTGAACGTGGTTTCACGCAAGAGAGCGACCAAATCGTTTACGACCAGCTACCTCGCCTAATCACATTAGGTGAGCGCCGTATCGCCCGCGAACTTAAAATTCAGGGTTTTATCCGCGCTGTGACGACCCCTTTGTCAATCGGAGTGGCGGTCTACCTGAAGCCTGACCGCTGGCGCGACACAATCAGCATGACGGTCAACGGCTCGCCCATTTTTGCCCGCGCATACGAGTATTGCCGTAACTACTGGCCAGACGAAGCCGAAACCGCCGCTCCTCAGTTTTACGCCGACTACGATTATCAGCACTGGCTGATTACCCCGACACCCGCCGCAGCGCAGACCCTTGAAATCTTGTACTACGAGCAGCCCGCCCTGCTGGGTGATGACCTGCAAACTAACTGGCTCACCGAGTATGCACCTGACGTGCTATTGTACGCAACCCTGCTTGAAGCGACTCCGTTCCTCAAGAAAGACGAGCGTATTCAGACTTGGCAAGCCATGTACGACCGTGCGGCGCAGGCGCTGAATGGCGAAGACTTGAAGCGTATCATGGATCGCACAGCAAATAGGAGTGAAGCGTAATGCCTATCTATAACGACGTCTTTGGTGGAGCGAACATCTACCCGAGCGAAATCAGCTACAGCGCAGTCACGCTGACCGCCGATATTGTTTTGAGTTGGCCAGAGGAAACCTCTACTAACACGAACTTAGCAACCCGCATTATTGACGTGACGGAATCTACGTCAGGTTGGTCAATCTTCCTGCCAGATGCGCAGAAGAGCGGCACAGGTAACACGATCCTGTTTAACAACCAAGGCGCTTACACTTTCATAGTCAAAAACGCGGGCGGTACGCAGGTTGCTTCTATCGCTGCGGGCACAGTTTGGCAAGTCTATTTGACGAGCAACACAACTACGAACGGCTTGTGGGAAACGCTCCAGTTCGGCGCTACAGTTTCTAACGCCAACGCTTCTGCTCTCGCGGGTACTGGTATTGTCGCGGTTGGTACGCTGTTGTCTCAATCCGTACCTATTACACAGTTCAACACGAATTACACGGCGGGTACAGCTGACCGCGCCAAGATGTATTTGTGGACCGGCTCAGGCTCAGGCGTGTTGACGCTACCTAGCGCTGCTACGGTCGGTAACGACTGGTTCATGTACCTGCGTAACTCGGGTGGCGGTCAAGTTACGGTCACCCCTTCAGGCATCAACACGATTGACGGGGCTGCAACTAAAGATTACCAACCCAGTGAGTCATCCGTAATTATCAGTGACGGGACTAACTTTTACACATTAGGGTTCGGTCAGGCTTCGGTTTTTGTTTTTGACTATACGGTGGTCGACATTGCAGGAAGCGGCACTTACACGCTGAGCGGTTCGGAGCTAAACCGTATTGTTTATAAATTCACCGGCACGTTAACCGGTAATCGTAACGTGGTTGTCCCTTCAACTGTTCAGCAGTATTGGGTTGACAACGCGACCACCGGCGCTTACACACTGACGGTTAAAACTTCAGCCGGTGCGGGTATCGCCGTTACTCAAGGCTCTCGCGGAATTTATTATTGTAACGGTAGTGATGTTGTTAACGCGGACACACGAGTCGCGAGCTATCCGATTTCTGTCGCGCAGGGTGGTACAGGGGCTACAAACGCAGGCGCGGCTTTGATCAACCTCGGCGGGACTTCCGTGGGTACGGCTATTTTCACCGCGACTGACGAAGCGGCGGCATGGGCTGCGCTAGGTATCGCACCCGCTAATGTGGTCGTAGGTGGGACGTTCTGATGCCTGAATCTACAATTGTCCTAAAATCTCTACCTGGTATCAAGCGGGACGGTACTAGGTATGAAGGTGACTTCTACATTGATGGGCAGTGGGTTCGGTTTCAGCGCGGGCTTCCTAGAAAAATCGCAGGGTATCGTTCAATCAACAAGTACCTGACCGAAATCTCTAGGGGTTTTAACAGCTTTACTCAACAAGGTTTACAGTATTGCCACTCAGCGGGGTCATCTACTGTTGAGCGCTTCACGATTGACAGCACTAAAAATAGCTCTGTCATCAGCGACCGTACACCTGTGGGTGTCAGCGCGACCGGCTCTGTCACACTGACAGGTGGTGGCGCGGGATCAGTTAACAACATCACCGTCAACGGCGTAACAATCACCTCCGGCTCTGTTTCGTTCACGACTGACTTACCGACGACCGCCACCGCCGTTGCTGCGAATATCAACGCTTACGCGTCTACGCCTGACTACACGGCAGTCGCGGTGGGCGCGGTCATCACAATCACCGCCTCATCTGTCGGGCAGGCTACTAACGGATTCGTCGTTGTGGCTAACACGACAACTATCACGACCGCTGTGACCGACATGTCTGGTGGCTTAGACGCTTTGACGGTCAGCGATAACAATCAATGGATGTTCCAGACCGCGTACGACGCATCAACGACTAACAACTCGTTAATCGCGCACGTAGCTCCTAATTTAGAATGTATTTGTAACGACACCGGCGGTCAGATTTTCTACGGCGATATTCTAGGGACTGCGCCCTTAGTTGAAATTCCCCTCCCTGCTGGCGCTAATACCACTGGCGGTATTGTGATGCTGTTTCCCTACCTGTTTTACTACGGTACAGCGGGTATTGTCGGCTGGTCTGTTGCCGGCGACTTCACTGACCTGAGCGGCTCCGGATCAGGTATCGCCCGAGTTTGGGGACAGAAAATTATCAAAGGTATGCCGCTGCGCGCCGGTTCAGGCTCCGCACCTGCGGGTTTGTTCTGGGCTTACGACGCTGTGATTCGTGCAACTTTTACGGGCGGCGCAACTGTGTTCCAGTTTGACACAATCGCAACGGACACTTCTATCATGTCACCCGACTGCGTGGTTGATTATGATGGCGTGTTTTTCTGGGCAGGCGTTGACCGCTTCCTGATGTTCAACGGCGTGGTGCGTGAAGTGCCTAACCAGATGAATCTGAACTATTTCTTTGACAACATTAACGAAGGTCAGAGGGCAAAAGTATTCGCGTTCAAAGTCCCGCACTTTGGTGAAATCTGGTGGTGCTACCCTCGCGACGACGCGACAGAATGCACCCACGCCATTATTTACAATGTGCGTGAGAACTCTTGGTATGACACGGCGCTGCCCGCTTCCGGTCGAGCTTCTGGCGGTTACAATAACGGCTTCGCCGCGCCTCTGCTGACGGATTGCATTCCGACGGCAAGTGGTTACCGCGTCTGGATTCATGAGCAAGGTGTTGACGAAGTTGAAGGTCAGTCCACCCTGCCGATTCAATCTTATTTTGAAACAGCCGACTTGTCATCTTTGCCGCAGGGTAAGAACGAATACTTGCGTATTACGGAGATTGAGCCTGACTTCATTCAGAACGGTCCGATGACAGTTCAAGTCACCGGTCGCGCTAACGCCCGAGCGCCTGAAGTTTACAGCAGCGTGTTCTCATTCCCTGAAACCGCCACAGAGCCTTATCAGCAGATCGTGATGCTTAAAGAGCAGCGCCGTGAGTTGCGCGTGCGCTTTGAGTCAAACGCTGTGGGTGGCAATTACCAGATGGGTCAGATCATCGGACACGTTGATTCCGGCGACAGGACGGTGCTCGGATGACCACGATCACGCGCCCCTCGTACATGTCGCTACATGACTGGGCTGATCAGATCGCGCTCGATCTGGACAGCTACGGGGCGCTCAGTCGGTTGGACGGTGATGACTGGCAGAACTGGGCTATGCAGTTTTTAAATAATACGTCGCTAGGTAGGAACTTTCCTCTACCTTACGACTTTGATGATTGGCGTGACTGGGCTGAGCGATTTGCGCAGTCGCTGTCTTAATTGGAGTGACAAATGGATAAGCAGCAAATTCTTGAAATTGCGAAGAACGACCCTCGGTTCTCAAAAGCGGTTTTAACGCTTGAGAATCAAATCGGTGATATGCCGATCACGGGTGAGGGCTTGGATGAATTAGTCCAGATGCTCGAGTTTGCGCTCAATCACCCTGAGAATTATGAAGAGATCTTAGCTTCAGCCATCAAAGATGACATGGTTGAGGAGGGTGATCTCCCTGCGCAGTTTGACCCCATAGTTATCATCTCCCTGCTCGTTCTTTTGTACGGAATGCAAGAGCGTACTAAGCAGAAAGGTTTTGCTAAAGGCGGTCTAGCTTCTATGGGTCGCCACGGCGACACCATGTTAGCGCACATCAATCCGCGTGAAGCCGCTATGCTCAAGCGTATGGGTGGTGCGGGTACTATAAATCCACAAACAGGATACCCCGAGTACAGCTGGTTCAAAAAGTTTCTCGCCGTCGCGCTTCCTATCGCTTTGGACTTCATCGTTCCTGGTGCGGGTACGGCAATTGGTGCTTCTCTTGGCTTTACCGGTACAGCCGCCACGATGGTGGGCGGTGCAGTTATCGGTGGCGGTACGGCTGCTTTGACTGGCGGCGACCCGCTTAAGGGCGCGGTGTTGGGTGGTTTAGGCGGCGGTCTAGGTGAAGCCGCAGGTTCAGCGGTTAACAGTAGCTTAGGGTTAAATTTAGGCACAGCTGGCCAAAATGTTCTCGGCAACGCGCTCGTGGGCGGCGGTATGGGTATGGCTACCGGTCAAGGCTTCTTGAAGGGCGCGGCTACAGGCGCTCTCGGGTCTTACGCTGGTCAACAGCTCGGCGATCTGACGGGCAGTGCAGCGTTCGGTGCGGGTGGTAAGCAGTTCGGTAACATGATTGCTGCCGGTTATGACCCCAAGTCCGCTATCATCGGCGGCGGTTTGGCGGGTCTGGCGACCAGCATGTCTCGCCCTGCTCAAACACAGAACAGCAACATGGGTCTGAAACCTTCTGACGCGGTAGTTGAAGGTCTGAAGATGCCCAAGGGTAGCGATTATTCATAC